CCTTATCAATGCAAACATAGGAGTAAGTTGTGAAATCAAATCACGATTCACATTGGCGACCGTAAAACCTGCTATAACATCCTCAACTATATTGCACGAGTAAGGCATAAAGTCTACAAAGGATGAAGTAGAACCAGCAACAGTATATAAAGTAGGTCTCTTCAATAAGGACCTCAGACTGGCTATAACCTCTCCAATAGTAGAAGCTTCATGGGCCAGTGTATAGGGATCAGTAGAGGCTCCACCGATAACACCCAAATCCATTTGTCCTTCATTTGGTACTCCAGCCTGAATAGCCATGGGTAAGATTGTAGTATAAGTTGAAGATCGTGGTACTGCGAAACTCAAATCAGCTGCTCCTTTAACTTCCACCAGCAAAGTTATAGTGGAAGATACGGTACTAGGAGCTATTAAAGGTTGCAAGTTGAAAATTTTAAGAACACCAAAAGGCTCAGTGCTAGATATGTAAGTAGCATTAGCACTTGTTGGTAAGTTTCCAGTAGCTTTCCATGAGGTAGTAGATACCCATGGAACTTCAAACTCAAACTCATTGACTGATCTTAAGTCAATCACAGTCTTGTGAACGTAATCCGCATCGGCGGTAGTCCATGCTATAGCACCGGAGAAGGAAGAAGTATAAGGGAAAAAGGCTACCATTATACGACCAGAGTGAAATTCAGTTTTGACGACCTTGAATTTGAATTTCAAACCTCCCCTATAGTAAGTGAATAAAGAAGATAAGTATGCAATAGGCGTCGGAGATATAATATCTGTTGCCGAATTTCCTGCATATCTGTTAAAGAATGTGGAAGGAGATAACGAGATAGTGGCTACAACTGCACCATCAACGGTTGCAGTAGTTATATCATAACTATTATAAAATGCATAAATGTCTTTGATATAATCAATAGCTAGCTCATCTACGTCACTAGAAGCAAAACCTGGAACCACTTCTATCATGTTATCTTTCTTAACACTGAGTTTATTAGCAACCACTTTGGCATCACTATGGGTAAAGTAAGGCATTATTTCTAGGTGATTTCTTTGTGTATCCTCGATACTCAACGGAGAAGACCACCCAAATATGGAAGCTACTCCAGCTACTTTGTCAGCTACCCAGGAAACTGGTCCAGCAATAGCACTCAATAGGGGTACAGGCCGTAACACGTCTGCAACTTTACCCACGATTCTGGCTGAACTTTCAACAAACCCAGGTTGGCGTTGTTCTTGCTGTTGTGCATTTCCTTTAGATTTACCTCGAACATTTGAACGAGGAGTGCCCATTTGAGGAGCCATATTACCTAATAACTCGACATCTTCGTAATGTACCCACAACGTATAAGAGGCAGTAGTGGAACCAGAACCCGCAACTAGAGGATAATAAGGAGACAACTTGAATCTTCCTGGTTCTCCTATACCCCAATTAGGTTGCGTGTCTGTAGGTACTGGGGCAGCATTACAGAAAGCAACATATGGAATGCGTAATTGCACTTGTGTGTCAAGGGCCAAGTCTAACTCTACATGTGGCAATTGAGTACGAATTGTCCTATCATAATCGTGCAAAACATTCCAAGCAGTGTTATTATTATTTCCTCCTCCATTTGGAATGAAAGCTAGAATATATCTACCTTGTTGGAATCTGGTAGCATTTACTGTAAGGGTAATAATAGCTGTTGCTCTAAAAGCGAAGGTACCTCGTAATTTTTCTTTTAACATTGTATTTGACATTATCGTGCCAAATACTCTGTTATAAGTAAACGTACTGGATGTATCTGTAGTTGCTAAGTTACCACTGGCAAATTCAACTGGTTTGGCTAAGAAAGACTTAATGGAAACATCAGTTCTATCAGAAGCTGTCGCTTTCAAAGATGCCAATATATCAGCATGCATTGGTTTATCTGCTATTTTCACCACAGCATCTGTAACTGTTTTAAGTGTAGTACCCTCTTGTGTATCACCAGTAATGAGTGCAGCTTCTACATGATCTGTTCCAGGACTAGCTACTCCACTTTGTGGTTCGAGAAATAAAACTTCAAAGAAATTAGGATGTGTGAAATCTGTATCTTCATGTGGTGGGAGAGAAGAGTAACTCTCAATAACCTCTTTTTGGTTGCTTATAATTTCGGGTCGCACGACCTCCTCTAAGCATAAAGGAGCGCAAACATCTTCGTATTCGT